CAGTTCATCCAGGACAACACCGTCTTCAAGGGCAAAATGCGCGCCGACGGCGTTCCGGTCATCGCAGGAGCGTTCGTGGCAATCAACATCGCGGGCAGCACTCCGGTGACCTCCATGCAGTTCGCCGCTGACACGGCCAACACCGTCGCAGGCGTCATCCTCCCGGCCACCGCTTCCGTCGCTGCCGGCGCCTCCATTAAGCTCCCGGCGACCCTCGTGCCCTTCGGCGTCAAGGGTGACATCACCTGGACCAGCGGCACCACCGCGAAGGCCACTGTCGACGCTGACGGCGTCGTCACCGGCGTCACCACCGGCACCAGCGTGATCACCGCCGCCGCAGCCGGCCAGACCGCCACCTGCACGGTCACCGTGACCAGCGCATGATCTGAGACCTCGGAGGGCATCCCATGAGGACGATGATCGCGATTCCCTGCATGGATATGGTCCACACGGACTTCCTGCGCTCCTGCCTTGGCATGGATGTCGACGGGGAAGTCCAGTGGACCACCTGCCAGAGCTCGCTCATTTATGACGCCAGGAACAAACTGGCCGAGATCGCCATCGACGGCGACTTCGACCGGATCCTATGGCTGGACAGCGACATGATCTTCGACCGGTACCTGTTCCGGAGGCTCTCCGAGCACCTGGACCAGGGCCGGGAGATGATCTCCGGGCTGTACTTCAGCAGGAAGCCTCCGATCCATCCGGTGATCTACAGCCGGCTGCGTCGGGATCCCATGCCGACCGGCGGCTATGCCGCGGCGGCGGACAGCTTCGACGACTACGAACGGGACAGCCTGTTCGAGATCGCCGGCTGCGGCTTCGGCGCCGTCATGATGACGGTGGACCTGATCCGGCAGATCCGGGACCGGTACGGCCCGCCCTTCTCCCCGACGCTCGGCTTCGGGGAGGATCTGGCCTTCTGCCTGCGGGCTGCATGGCTGGAGAAGACGATCTGGTGCGATTCCAGCATCAAGCTGGGCCATGTGGGGACCACGGTCTACGACGAAACACTCTGGAGGCAGCTCCAGGGCATCACAGACTAGAAAGAAAGGGGCGATCAGATGGACATGCAGCAGCTGCTCAGCGGCCTGAAGGTCGACCTGGGCATCCGGGCCGAAGCCTATGACGGACGCCTCCGCGACCGCCTCCAGGAAGCGCAGGAACGCCTCACGGCGGAGGGCATCACGCTGGAGGACACGCAGGCCGACCGGGACCTGGTGATCATGTACGCCGGATGGCTCTGGCGCAGCCGCATCGACGGCGCGCCGATGCCGCGGATGCTCACCGTCTCCCGGAACAACCGCCTCTTCGGCCAGAAGGCCAGGACGGAGGCGAGCGTATGAGTCCGAACTCCATGCTGCACACGCCCTGGAGCGATGAGATCACGCTGATCTGGGTTGAGGAGCCGCAGGCGTCTTCCGGATTCAGCGGTGCGATCGAACACCGCAGCACTCCCCCGCTGCTCTGCGACTGGGAGGACGGCGTGAGTCAGTCCGAGTTTTACCAGTCCATGAAGGCAGGCGTGCAGGCCAGCGCGCAGGCAGAGGTCAGCACGGTGGACTACCTGGACTTCTGGCCGGCCGGGTACAGCGGGTACCGCCTGGCGGAGTTCAACGGGCGGCGCTACCGGATCGTCCGGAGCTTCCCCCAGACCTTCGACAGCCTGACGCTGATCCTCACGGAGGTGATCCGATGAGCGAGACGACGCTGCAGGAGGCCTGCGTGGCCGAAGCGATCCAGGCGGCCATCTCCCCCCTCTTCCCCGGCGCGGTGTTCCCGCATGTGTACAAAGGCCCTCTCACCGAGTACATCGTCTGGAACTACAACGTCGTGGGCGAAGTGTGGGCGGAAGGCGCACCACACGCCGCGCGTTACCTCGTACAGGTGCACTTTTACCTTCCGCACGGGAAAGACCCCAGAGAGGCCATTCTGGCCCTCACGCGGGCTCTCTTCGATCAGGGCTTCACCTGGCCCATCCCGACGGACGCAACGGACGCCGACGGCCAGCACTGGGTTCTGGAGTGCGAATGGACGGACGGAGGCGCGTACTATGGCTACGCTTGAGCTCTACGGCTTCGACGGGCTGCAGGACGCGCTGGAGCGCATCAGGGAGATCCCCTTCGATGTGACCACCGAGGCCCTCGACGGGATGGCCGAGGTGGCCATGGACAAGATCCGCAGCACCGGCGAGAGCATGGGCGTCCGGGATCCGGACAGCAGCGAGCACATCCTGGACAAGCTCAAAAAGGCCAGCAAGGCGAAGAAGACCGACTCCGGCGGCTACCTGAACATCAGCTTCAGCGGCAGCCGGAAGCGCGGCAAGACGACAACCCGGAACGCGGAGATCGCGTTTGTGAATGAATACGGGAAACGCGGCCAGCCGGCCCGCCCCTTTATCGGCACGGCGATGAGCCGGAGCGCGGATGAGATCACAGCCCCGGCCGAGAAGGTAATCGGAGACTGGATCGAAAACGAATTTACCAGAGAATAAGGAGGAAACACCATGCCTCAATTTGGACTTCGCGGCATGAAGATCGCAAAGTATGCCGTAAACAACGGCGCCGTCGCCTATTCGGATCTGCAGACCGTGGGCGCCGCCATGCAGGCGAACATTGAGCTGCGCCGCGCCGAGGCCAGGCTCTACGCCGACGACGGCCTCGCCGAGTACATGACCTCCGCCACCGGCGGCACCATCTCACTCGGCGTGAAGTACATCCCGGACGCGGCTCAGAAGCTGCTGTTCGGCCTGACTGATCAGACGCGCAGCGTGACCCCGCAGGGCGGCAGCACGACCTCCGTCGCAGGACTCGGCGTCAGCGCGAAGAGCGAGGGCAACTACGTCGGCGTCGCCTTCTACTGCCCCGCCCTGAAGGACAGCGCGAAGAAGTTCTGGTGCTGCAGGATCGTGAAGGCCATGTTCGGCCCGCCGAGCATGAACCTGCAGACCAAGGGTGAGAACATCGTCTTCAACACCCCGACCACGACCGGTGAAATGCTCATGAGCGACGCCGATGACGGCATGCTCTACGAGTCCGCGTATGTGGACAGCGAAGCGGTCGCCAAGGCCTGGGTCGACGCGTCACTGACCACCGCATGAGCCTGAAACTGGAGGAGGTCCCCTTCGAGTTTGAGGGGAAGACCTACATGCTGCGCTGCAACATGGCCGTCCTGGAAGAGATCCAGGACGCGCACGGCGGCGATCTGAACGAAGCGCTGGACCCGGACCACGCCATCAGCAGCGCGCTCGAGTTCCTGACGGCGATGATCAACGACTACGCCGAAGATCAGGGGTGGCCGGAGCGCTACACCCGGAAGCAGGTCGGCCGCAGGCTCAGCTTCGGCGACCTGGCGAACAGAGTGACCAAGGAAGTCATGGGACTTGTGATCCGGTCGATGGCCGTGCCGAGCAAAGCCGCAAATGCACCGAAACCGGAGACGCCGGACGACATTCCGCCCGAGAACTCGGGAAACTGACCGACCGGGCAGGCCGATCCGACGGGATCGACTTTGCCCGGTATCTCTCTATCTGGCTTTTCGACTGCCACGAGCCGGAAGAACTCTTCTGGCGGACGATGAACCCGGCCAGGCTCTTCCGGCTGTACGACGCCAGATTTCCAAACGGCGTGCCCAACGGTGTCCGCAGCGGACACCGGTCCGGGTACCCGGCGCAGGCGGCAGCCCTTCCGGGCGGGACCCGGTATGTGGACCTGTCCCCCAGGCCGGACAATGAGGACGACGGGGCGCGCCTCGCAGCCTATTTCCTCGGAGGTGAATGATTATGCCAAGTACGACCAGACGGGTCGGCGCGCGCGTCGAACTGGACGGCGAAAAAGAATATAAACAGGCGCTCAGCGAGCTTAACACCGGCAACAAGACCCTCGCCTCGGAGATGCGGAAGCTGCAGGCGGAGTACAAAGGCAACACCGAGAGCACCGAGTACCTGACCAAGGCGGGCGAGCTTCTCGAACGCCAACTCCTGCAGCAGCAGGACAAGGTCCAGAAACTCCGGGAGGCGGTCGCCCATGCTGCGGAGCAGTACGGCGAGGCCGACAGCCGGACACAGAGCTATGTCCAGCAGCTGAACAACGCGGAGGCGGAAGAGTTCAATCTCCAGCACGCCATCGAAGAAAACACCAAGTCTCTGGATGGCCAGGGCGAGGAGATGCTCGGCCTCGGGGACACGGTTGAGAAACTGGCCGACAAGCTCGGGATCCGAATTCCGGAGGGAGCAAAAAGCGCCCTAAACGGGATGGAAGGGCTCTCCACTGGAGCCGTGGCCGCCATGACCGCGGCAGCCGCCGCGATCGCCGCGGTGATCAAGGTCGTTCAAGAGCTCGGCAAGATAACTCTGGAAGTCGCTGCCCAGGTAGATGAGTACATCACGGAGAGTGCGATCACCGGCGTCCCGACCGAGATGCTCCAGGCGTGGGACTACGCCGCGCCCCTGATCGACACGGACGCGGAGACCATCAAGGGTGCCATGACAAAGATCACCCAGGCCATGGGCGACGCCGCCGGCGGCAGCGAGGACGCGCAGGCAAAGTTCGCGGCG